GAGGGCATGGTAGACAGAGGTTCCAGTGGTCGCCCGTATACTAGTCCCATCTAGATACGGAGGCGTAGCGATGACTCTGCGTGATCTGCTCTCGGTGTACTCGACTCGGCACGGGCTCAAGGACCGCACGACGGCCCTTCTCTCATCTACGCTCGACCGGTTTGATTCGTTCCTCGTGCGACCGGCGACGCTCGATGACCTCGACGACATGACGCTCGCCCGGTTCGCGAAGTGGCGAGCCGAGGATCGTCACTGGAGGGGCAAGCCACCGCGACCGGCGACCGTGAAAAAAGACCTCGCCCACCTGTCCGCTCTCTGGACACACGCAGCGAAGAAGCGGATGACGCGATCCGACGGCGTTTTGATCGAGCACCCTGACCTCCCGCGAGGTCTCGTCAAGGTGTCGCTGCGCCCACCGAAAGGCTACCGCCTGGAGGAGATCGACGCGCTCGTCAAAGCCGCCAGACGCAGGCGGGGCGATGTCGGCCCGGTCCCGGCGTGGTGGTTTTGGACGACCATCCTGCAAGCCGCATGGCAGACTGCCGAGCGGATCGGCGGGCTCCTCGCCCTCCGCTGGCGAGACGTTGATCTCGACGCACGGCGCATCACGTATGACGGCAGCGGCAGGAAGGGGGGCACAAAGACAATCGTGCGGTCCATCACGCCCGATCTCGCCCGACTGCTCGGAAAGCACCGGAGGGGCGACGACGAGCTCGTCTGGCCGTGGCTTGAGCACCGCCTACCGGCATCGCTTTGGATCTCGCTGAAGCTGCTCGGCGATACGGCGGGCGTCGCCGTCCACGGCTTCCATCCGATCCGCAAGGCGGCAGGCTCCTACGTCGCGGCGGCTGGCGGCGACGCCACCGAGTACCTCTCGCACAGCGACCCGTCCACGACGCGGCAGCACTACCTCGATGCCGGGATCGTCGGCGGTGCTGACCCGCTTGACCTCCTCCCAAGGCTCCCAAGCGAGCGACGTGCGGGCAAGCCAGCCCCGCCACCTGCCCCGGAGCCGCCCACGCCTGCACGGGCGTCCAGCGGCCCCGTAGAAACCGGTGCGTCGGTCGGGCGGTCCATGGCCGCCCGTGGACTCGCCTGCCCGCCACGGGGCCAGCACGACGCCCTGGCGGCGGCTGCGGGCATCGAGCCCGACGACGTGGCGGCGTTCAGTCGGGGGCTTCTCGACGGGTGGATCGCCGGGCAGGGGGATGCCGCCTGACAGGCCGGGGGCGGCGCGAGCGGAGGAGGACTCGCGCCGCCGCGCCCGGCCGCCATGGCTCAGTCGTGCGGGTGACGCCACCAATCGTCACTCGCGTCTTCCGAGAGCCGATCGACGATCTGCTGCAACGACGCGACGATGCTCGTGAAATTGCGGTTGCAGTGGTCCGCGTTCTGGTTCGCCGATTCCACGAGCGTCTTCATCGACTCGGCCATCGTGCGCTGATTCACAGCCATGATCGAGACAACCGACTCCAACTGCTCGATGCGTCGCCGCAGGTCGCCGAACATCACGCGTCCTCGCTCTGGAGCACGGCGATGATGGCGAGCAACCTCGCCCGCTCCGCGAGTAGGCGGATCACGTCGCCAGCGAGCGTGCCGCTCGTGCCGGTGTAGGCACCGCTGAACCGACGGGCGCGGTGCTCGATCTGGGCGAGGTCGTTCTCGGTGAGCGGAGGTTTGGCGTCACGATTCGGCATCGCGGCCCTCACGGTGCAGGAGCAGGGCAAGCAACGCGTAGGACGCGAGGTCGAAGAGGTTGTCCTCCAGCGACTCGTTCTCTAGCCGCCCGGTGGCGTTGTACGCGGCCAGCCGCGTCACCTTGTCGGAGAGCCTGACCATCGCGCCCTTCCACGACGGGATGCCGACGAACTTCGCCCCGTTGCGAATGTTGGCGAGAGGGTCTTCGCCACTCGGGCACCCGTAGTCTCTGCTCTTCCGACGGTGCATTTCTTTCAGCGAGTCGCACAGATCGAAGAACGCCTGCGACGTGGGATGCGTCTCCCTCGCGACCCGCGCGGGTCTCGCCTCCTCGACGAGCCTGGCGAAGCCTTTGACCGCCTCGACCCGCGTGGCGTATTCGGGCGGCGTCCACTCCGCGTAGACCTCCGATGATTCCTCGGTGGTTGCCGCGTCGCTCATCGCTCTCGTCGCTGCCTCCAGTGCAGGCGGGCATCCCTCTAGGCTCGCCGCCATCGGTGATCGTCCAGCGAGGCGTGACTCGACGGCGTTGCGGAGGGCGGCGTTGGCGGATTCGAGCGTTGCTTCGGTCATGCGTTCTTGATCCTTGGTTCGCTGATGTGCATTGCCACGAGCCCTCCGTCGTGGTCATAGATGAAAGTCTCCATGCACTGTCTACTCCCGACGAAGCCGTGCGTGCTGTGCCAATCATCGGGCGGGCAGAGCGCCGGTGCCGTACGCACGACGACGCCGTCAAGCGTCTCGGTAGGTCGCTGCCATTCGGCCGCCTGCGAATGGAAGTGTCCCGTGTGCCACTCGCGGTAGCGGCACTCGCTCCACGACACCGACTGCTCCAGTGCCATGATCTGCGGCAGCTTCTTCTTTGCCTTGTGACCGTGGGCGAACCCGAGCAGGTTGCCGCCGTACCGCACGTACTGACGCCCTCGGTACTCGCCAGAGACGTTCGTCGTTCGCGAATCGCGGAATCGCTCGACGGCGATGCGTTGCCACGCCCACGTGAGCGTCTCGTCGTGGTTACCGTTCACGATTACCACGTCGGTCTGGCACGTCTCGGCGGATCGCTCGATGATGCCGAGCATCGAATCGCAGCCGACCTGAATCATCTTCTGGAGCCGCCCGTCGCGCTCTAGTGGCGTGCCGCTGGTAGTCGTGCCGCTTGGCGTGTCGTAGTGGAAGAGGTCGCCGAGGAAGGCGATGACGCGCCGGGTGGGCTTGTGGGAATCTCCCGCTTCGACGAGATCTCGCCCGGCAGCACCGACGAGCCGCTCGGCGAGACCGAGATCGTAGTCGTCGCCTCCTGTCGTTCTGTGCCACGCATATTTGCCGAAGTGCGTGTCTGAGACGACGACGACCTGGAGCGTGCCATCTCGCTTCGCGGTCTGCTTCTTCTGCTTTGGTCGGCGGATTTCTTTCTTCGCAGCCTCGATCATCGCCTCGACAACCTCTCGCGTCGTCGGCCCTCCCTTCGGCCGCAACCGCACGTGGACGCGATGCAGTTCTGTGACGACCGGCTCACCGGTCTCGCGGTCGGCGGTCAGTCCCTCCCACTTGGTTGCCTCACTGCTGGCTACCTCGAACCGGTCGAGGTCGGCATCGATGTGGGCGAGCAGGTCGGCGACCGTGCGTATGCGAGCCGAGACGCTACGGGCCTCGATGCCCGAGTCGTCCTCGCGCTTGGTGACTTCCTCAGGCGTGCATCCCTTCGACAGGATGGCGCGAGTCAGTGTGTCTTTCGCGTTGCGTTGAGCCAATGCTCCACCCCCTGGACGCCGCTGACATGAAGCCCACGCTCACGACACGTCTCGATAATTGCCCGAGCGAGCGCCCGCTTCTGTATGGCGATCTCTCCGTTCGCCCACCTCGCACGCAGCGACTCCAGTTCCGCGAGCACGTCGGGCGGCAGCTTGCAGTGCCACGCCACGAATCCTGGCTGATAGTTGGCGGCTCGCCCGAGAACGTCGTCCGCAATCGAGACACGCTTCTGCTTACTCGCCACGCGGCACCTCCCGGTAACGCAGGATCTGCCAGAGGACACGACGCTGCACGCGGGCGAGCTCGGTCACCGTCTCCTCGGAGATCGTGGAGCCGAGCACCGCGTGGGCGATCTCGTGGAGGACTGTTTCGAGACGCTGCCCGCCTTGGAGCCGCTCATCGACGAGCATCTTCGGCGGCTTTTGGTCGTAGCACGTCCACCCGTCGGCGCGACCCTTCAGCCGCGTGAAACGCAGGAGCCATCGCTGGCCCGCGATCGTGATGTCGTGATCCTCGGCCACGGCACCCGCCCTCCTGCGTCCATGGTGGATAGAGTGTCAAGAAATCCCGTACCACTTCGCAGCCTTGTTCAATACACGCTCAATGCGATCCTGCTGCTGGTAGCCCCACTGGTTTAGCCACCTCTGCCGCTGGGCGCAGCCGCAGTCCTTGACGCGAGTCCACGCCTGTACGCGACGTTTCGTGATGCCCAAGCTGGTCAGCATCCGCTCCACCAAGTCGCCGACAGCGACCCTCGGTAAAGACACCCCGGCACGGCACTGAGCGTCCACCGTCTCGACCACAATCGGCACTACAACAGATCGCGAGCATCGCTGGCACTTTGCGCGCTTGCTGGCGTCGTCAATAGCCTCAAAGACAAACTCGCACTTCATTGAAGTGTGGCCGTAACGGTGGCGGCAGACATATCGCAGCCAGAGAGAATCAGCCCGTGCATCTCCGGGGCGCGGCAACTCGTGATGTCGTGCGGACTGGTGCCGCCCGTCGTCGCGAGCGTGTACGTGCCATTGGCTGCGAATACGTGACGCATGAGGGTCGCGGCTCCCGTGCTGCACACCTCGCGACGCCATGTGATCGTGCGACCGACGCGGCGCTCTGCACACGTCCAATCGCCGCTCGGAAGACGCAGCCCGTCGAATCGCGATGGCGACGCGAACGGCCCGCCGAACACTAAGACCGCGAACGTGCTCCACGAGCCGCCGAACTCCGACTTGCAAGTACTGCATTGCGTCGAGTTGGTGGCGATGCCAGACATGACGGTGAGGCTTGTCGAAAACACGCTGTCGTTGCAGGAGTAACTCGCCGTCACTTGGTACTCGATCGCGTTGGATATCTGGAGCGTCTGCGTCGCTCCACCACGATACGACTGATATCTGGCAGCCTTGGTTGTCGTCGTGGTCTTCTGCGTGCATTCGTCGAAATCCAGCACGTAGGAAGCATTGAGTGACGAACAGTTAATCCACTCCTCGTAGTCGTTCGCGTTGCCGTACTGAAACCAGAATGATGGCGATATCGTGCGATTCTGTGCGCCCTGCATCGTGATGACGAGTTGCGACGGGTAGTTTCCGCCGCAGCAGCACGCATTCGGGTCGCCTGCTGGCGCACAACAATCGCTGCAAGCGCCAAACAAAAATCCGACCGGGAACATCCCGGCCGCCATGAGCCAGATGCCAGCGACGACGAGTGCGAGAGGGTCGTCGATCATGTTGCCGTACTGCACACCGCCGCGATGAGGAACCACGCCGTGCCTTCGCGTGCGATGGCGCAGTCGCCACTGCTCGCAGGGGCTGGCACTGCCGCAAACAGATTGAGCGCCGACGCCGTGTTGGGCGTCGCAGTCTGATACTTGAACGTGACGGTCTTCGTCGCATTGATCGCCCACGCGCCGCTGAACGTCGCGATGCGGAAGGTCTTCCGCTGCTGCGTCGGCGGCACCGTGTCGAACCGCAGCGGGCTCTCGGAGCGATCACCGATCTCGACGCGACGCACGGCGTTCGCGATCCGCTCGGCAGACGAGCGATCGAAGATCACCGGGTCGGCCACGACTCAGTCCTCCAGTACCTGGAGCATGAGGCGACCGGCGGACGCTGCCTTCGCGGCGTAGTTGCCGGGAGCGAGGCGGAAGAGTGCGGCATCGCCGGGACGCAACCGCACCGTCTCGTGGAGCGTCGTGCCGTCGAGGCGGCCGAACGACACGGTGGCGGTCTGGTTCGTGCTCGTCACGAGCGAGCGGGCGAAGCACAGCCCGAGCGTCGAGGCGGCACTCGTCACGAACTGGCTCGTCGCCGTCGTGAGATCGAGCGTCGCCGCGAGCACGCCGGTCGTGCTCATGTCGGTCGTGATGCCATTGGCGAAGAACTGCTGGACGAGAGCGCCACGCGAGGCGCTCACCTGCACGTTGTACGTGATGTCTGGCATGGGGAGCCTCCTACGCGGGCGGGGAGCCGAAGTAACTGTTGAAGTCCACCTCGCGATGGACCCGACGCGTCAGGATCGCGGGAGCGCCGAGTGTCTGGTTGCCGCTGCCGTCGAGTCCGACCGGGCCGGGCGAGGCGACCCACTCGGCGTTCCTGAAGTCAAACACCATCGCGCGGCGCTTCTCGCTGCCGCTCAGAAAATTGAACCCCACGTCGGGCAGTTGCAGCGGCCACCCCGTTTGGCGATAGAGGATCTCGACCTTGACGGCCCAGAAGCGATAGAGCGTTCCGCCGTACTCTTCAAACTTGAGCTCGCCCGAGATGCCTTGGCACTTCCAGCAGTGCGTCGCACCACCGATCCACGTCGTTGAGTTGATCGTGTTCGTGATCGCGATCGCCAGCGATGAAGGGAACGTCGCGAGGTTCTGCGCGATGACCACCTTGCACTGCGCCTCGTCTGAGGTCAGCGACTCGAAATAGTCGAAGGCCGAGTTGGTCAGCGGCTTCGTGGATGCGTTGCCCGATTGATCGTAGTAGAAGAGCGCAGGCACCGTCGCGCCCTGCGTCGTGAACGTCCACAATGCCGGTCGGCTTGTCGGTGCCGCGAGTTGGTCAAGACCGCCGCTCGGGAAGCCATACTTCGCCGTGACGAGCGAGTGGTACTGCGAGCCTTCGTAGTTCTCTTCGTACTCAATCTCGACGCACCGCACGTCGGCGTACTCGGGATGAGCGCTGCCGATGTCAAGCGACAGTGCGGCGGCGACTTGGTTCGCCGTCGTCGCCTGCCCAGACGCGTCGTGCGTGATGACGAACTGCCGCGTGAGGTCGCGGGCCTCGCCGAGGCGGAACTTGTTCGAGCGCGGTAGTTCGCGATGGTGTGCGACGCCCATCAGCCGACTCCTCCACCAATCTGGACGACGGGACCGGCAAACTGTGCCGAGATCGCCACGAGCGTGTCACGTAGTTCGGTGAGCCGCCGCGTCTGGAGCCGCGCCTCGATGAGCGCCGGGTCTTGCTGATTGGCGGCGAGGCTCAGGAAGAGCGCCGCGCCTTCGGCGGTGCGGATGTCGTTGCCTTGGATGACGCCCGAGCCCAGCGTGTTGAGCTCGCGGATGCGGGCGACCTGCCGCTGGTTCTCTGCCTCGACGGCCTTCGCCTGCTCTTCGAGGTACTTCTGCTGAGCCTGCTGGGCTTGTTGCTGTTGCTGCTCCAGTTGCTTGAGGTACTGCTCCCTCTGCTGCCCGAGTTGCTGCTCCAACTGACGACGACCGCTCGCGATGTCCCGCTCCTGTGCGGCGACTTGGTCGAGTTGCCCGAGGCGGGCGATCCCGGCGTTGACCTCCTCCTGGTTCCCGGCAGCACGGGCCGCTTGAACGTCAGCCTGGACGCGCCCGATCTCTCGTTCCAGTGCGGCGAGGTTCTGTGCCGCCGTGAGGCGTTGCTGATCGCCACCGAACCGGGCGAGGAGGAACCGCTGATCGACGAGTTCGTTGACCTTCGCCCGCTCGTCGGCGACCGCCTTGACGTTCGCGATCTCCTGCTCGAAGAGTTGCTGCTGCCGGGCGACCTCGGCCTCGAACGCCTCGCGGTTGAGGATGCCGTCACGGGCCTGCTCTTGGGCGGCGGCGATGCCATCTTGGAGTCGTGCGGCGGCTGCGTTGCCAGCCTCGCCGAAATGTGCGGCCTGCTCGGCGAGACGGTTGAAGTTGCCTCCGACAGCGGCGAACGCCTTTTCAAAGCCACCCTCGAACCCTTGTGCGGCGGCTTGCAGTTGCTCATCGAGTTGCCCTTGGAGCAGACGCAGTTCGTCGAGCCTCGCTTGAGCGGCACCGCTGTCACCGGCACCGGTCTCGGAGATCTCCTGCTGGACGCGGGCGATCTCGCGCTCCACGGCCGACAGGTCGTCGATGATTTTCTGTGTTGCGTCGGTTGTCTTGAGCAGCGACTCGATTCGCTTGGCGTCGGCGTCAGCCTGCTCGCGAGCAGCCGTCACCGCCTCGGTACGCAGGGCGAGCTCCTGCTGAATCGCCGCGTTGACGCCCCCTTGCAGTTCGTTGATGCGAGCGATCTCGTCTGCCGTGAGCTCGCCGTCCTCTTGCGCCGCAGCAACGGCCGCCTCGAACTCACGCATCAAGCCTGTCACCCGGCTGGACTCATCAACGATGCCGTTGAAAAACTCGTCGAATGCCTCGCGTGTCTTGTCGATGTTCGTGTTGACCTTGAACTCTGGAGAGCGAGCTTGCTCGATCCGGCTCCTCATGCCCTCGATAAACTGCTCGGCCGGGCCTGCCGCCGCAGCGTCGCCGTCGGTTCCATTGAGCAACCGATCGGTGGCGTCGCCGACACTAGACGCTGCGTCGATCAGTTCCTGCGCGTTCTGATCGAGTGCCGCCTGGCTCGCTGCAACCAAGTCACGCCCGAACGCTTCGAGGTCCGAGTTGAGATACGATCCAATCGCTTCGAGCGCCTTGCCAAGAGCAAGGGCGAGAGAGTTGCCCGCAATCTCGAACGCATTGAACGCCGCGCGCAGTCCTTCGTAGACAATCGTGAACACTTCGCCGGTCGCCTGAAAAACAGCAGCGGCATCGACGAGCACCGTGGACAGGTCGCCGAACTGCGACACGAACGAGTCAAACACGCCCGCGAGGAACTCGGCACCGTTGAGCAGCGTGTCGGTGATCGCATCGGCGATCGCCGTTCCGCCTTCTCCATTCGCACCAGAGAACGACTCGACAAACGCGAGAAACTCATCGGCGATCGCGGTGACGACTGGCGCGAGATTTCCTGTCACCTGACCGATGATGCCTTCGACGGTCGCACTCACGAGGTCGAAAGCGTCATTCATCTCGGCGATGTTGGCGACTTGGTCCTCGCTCACGATGATCCCGAGACGCTCGGCTCTCGCCGTGAGCTCCTCGACGCTTGCAGCGCCCTCCTTGAACAGCGGGACGAGAGCGGCACCCTGCTTGCCGAAGATTTCAACCGCAGCGGCGGCACGGTCTGCCGATGTCGGCAACGCACCGATCGCCGCCGAGATCGCCTCAAACTGCTGCTCGGGCCGCAGCCCGCGAATCTCGGCGAGCGAGACGCCTACCGAACGGAGCGTCTTGTCGAACGCACCGCCTGGATCAGCCTTGCCGATCGACACGCCGAGCCGCGTCACCGCCGTGGCGAACTGCTCCGTGTCAACGCCCGAGAGCTTCGCAGCGAGCCCGAGTCCCTGGAGCTTTTGGACCGGCACGTCGATCCGGTTGCTGAGATCGTTTAGCGAATCGAGCGACGTGGACACGCTCGACACGATGCCGCTGATCTGGCTGGTCGCACTACGCACAGCGCCGGACAGCACCTGAAACCCATCGACGATTGCACGCCCGATCTGGAGCCGGGAGATGGCTGTGAGTTGACGCGAGATGCCTTCGAGTTGCGTGCTCGTGCCCTTGGCTGACTGCGATGTGCGGTCGAGGTCCGCTCTGGCGACCTGCATCGCGCGGTTGAACGTGTCCTGCGAGATCCTTCCCGCAGCCACCTGCTCTCGTAGTTCTGCAACCGCACGCTCATACTTCTGGAGCGGAGTTATGTTTTGCTCAGTGATCTGAGCGGCGCGACGCAGCGCTGTCGCCTCCTCGGTCGCGGCGTTGCGAACGTCCTCGAATGACTTGGCGAACTGCTCGGCGGAAATCGTTCCGGCTCGCCTTGCAGCCGTGAGGTCTTGCAGTGCCTTCGCCGTAGAGTCCTGCGCCTTGGCGGCGGCCTCGCTTGTGGAGGCGAACTCTTCGAAAATCTTCGTGACCTTGTCGGCTTCCTTGCCGAGAGTTTGCAGCGCACGCTCGACCGGATCGAGCTTCAGTTGCGTCGAGTCCGCACTGATCTTGAGGGCAAGCCCGAGGATGTTTGCCATGGTTCAGTCCACAATCCCCATCTCACGCCGTAGCCGAAGGATCGCCTCGCGGTCCTGCGACTCGTGCTGCGGTGGTCGTGCCTTCGGGATGAAATCTTCTGCGGTCGGCGGTCGGCCCTTCTTCGGGTCGGTGTACGGTGCCATCGCGATCGAGGCGAGCAGTCCTGTCTGGAGCCACGGGTCGGATAGCGGGACGAAGTACCTCGTGTATGCCATCCACTCGCTCAACTCCCGCGAATCCATCCGCTCGCACAACTCGCGAACGGTCATCCGCAGATGCCCCGCCAGCGCGAAGAGAAACCGACGCGATGGCGAGGCGTTCAGTTTTTTGCCAACTGCTCGACATCGGCCTCCGTCATGTTGTTGTGCTTGAGCGCCGAGTCGAAGAGCCGACCGACGACCGCACCGCTGCGGCTCGCCAGCGCGACGACCTGGGCACGGGTGAAGAGCAGCTCGCCCTTCTCATTGCAGAGGCAGCGGGCGAGGTACTCCGACCGGAAGTTCTCGATGCCGGAGTCTTTCTTGCCGATCCACAACCGCTCATAGGAATCGCGCTCTCCAACGCTCATCACGCGAATGAACACGTCACCGCCCCACTCGGGCACGGTGATCGGTCCCATGAGCCCGGCGTCGTTGCTCGCGAGAATCTGTTCTGCCGTCAGTGTCGCCATGTCTCACTCACCTCACGATGGATACGCGGTCGATACGCCGACCGTATCCATGACTTTGAACCGGTGGTCAAATTGCCAGACGCCGTTGAGCTCGCCACGGACCTCGGCACCGAGGTAGACGCAGTCGGCGTCGAAGACCGTGAACGTGCTCGACGTGGCGGCGCCTTGGTCGTTCTGCGCCGTGATCACGAGGCGAGCCCGCACGCCGTACTGGCTCTCGGGCAGCGCCGTTCGAGTGAACGCTGGCAGCGTGACCTCGCCCAGGTCGAGGGTCCACCGTGCCGTGCGAGCCACCGGCATCTCACGGACGAGATCGAGCGTGGCGCTAGACACCTGCTCGATCTGCGTGCCGCCCCACGTGACAGCAACTCCCGAGACTCGCGTAGCCATGACGGACCTCCGTCACGGTCAGCGAGCCACGGTGATCGTCGCCTGACCCCGGATCGCGTCGTTCGTCGCGAGCGTCAGCGTCGAGCTCGACACGGTGGCGGCCTTGCCGTTGATGAGCGTGGTGCCGCCGGTCGTGATCGTGATCGTGCCCGTCGAGGCGTCGAGGATGATCGTCTTGCCGAGGTAGTCGAACGTCACCGAGCGACCCGTGCCGCCATCGTCGGCCGGAATCACGAGCGGACGGCTCAGCGTCGCGAGCGTCTCGCCGGTCGTCTGGCCGAGATGCCCCACGTCCACGGTCGCCTCGGCGGCAGCGCCGGGGTTCGTGTTCGAGATCACGATGTTCGTGACCGTGTACACGGTGCCGAACAGGTTGAGGACCGTTCCGGCGCCGTCATGGGGAGTCGAGGGGTTGCTCACGGATCAGGTCTCCTGCCAGAGGATCGTGTACGTTTGCGTCACCGAAAACACCGGAGGCAGGTCGCCACCCGCCAACTGCACGAACCCGTCCTGCTCGTTCTGGAGCGCGACGTGCCGCACCGATACTGATGATGACACCGCGTTGCCCCACCCATCCAGTTTTGCGCGGCAGGCGTCGGCCAGTTCCCGCACCGCCTCATAGGTCTCGGCGTAGAGCTCCAGGGCGAGCGTCACGACAGGCAGCCCGCCACGGGTGTTGCCGAGCGTCGTCTCCCGTGTGACCGCCTGACGCCGCCACGTCGCCAGCGGGAGGGCCGCCGAGGCGGGGGCGAGGACGGGGTAGATCCTGGTGCCGAGAATCGCGGCCACCGTCGCGTCGGCGATCAGGGCGTCGGCGACGGCTTTTTCGGGTGACTTGAATGCCATGTTCGGGATCGGCTTTCGCCTATCCCGAACCTATGGAGTCACACCCCCACCCTTGCAGTTATCAAACGACGAAACATCGGTGTTATCAGAGCGTTCCCGTAGCCGACCGGGTCAGCGTGCTGAGAGCACGCTCCAGCGAGATTCTCAGTTCACGCTGGAGGATCTCGGCGACGGTCGTGCCGACCTCCTCCCACGTCGTCTTCAGCGGCGGCTGGCCGAGGATGCCGCCAGCCCGCAGACCCTTGATCGTGATCGGCGTTGCCGACCGCTTGAAGAACGCTTGCGGGTAGCCGGGCGTCGTCTGCACTCGCTGCCCTTCCTCGCCTCGGGGCGGTCGGGGAGTCGGCTGAATCTTGAACGGTCCGAGCTTATTGAACGACGAGGCGTAGTAGGCGTTCTGCCCGCTCACTTGATGAGCCCGCACAGTCGTGACGCTGCCGCTGCGGTTGCGTCTGGTGTGCGACTTGCGGGCATACGGCGTGTTTGAGAGCTTGTCGATGACGGTGTCTTTCGTGCCGTTTTCGAGCCACCACTGATGAAACGCACGATCCGGTCCTTTGCGGACACGACCGCCCTGGGCCGACTCGCTCGCACCCTTGCCAGCCCGCCGGTAGCCGAGCAGCCCGACGGCGTTGCCGTCCCGCGAGTACGCCACAATCTTCACCGATGCCGCACGCTTGAGGTTGCCGGTCGGACCTTCGGGCGTGTTTGCCCTGAGCCGCTCTAGAGCTGGGGCGAGCGCCTTCTTCAAAGCGTCCTGCAAAATCTTTGCCTTGTCCGCTGGCGTGAAGATGCGACCAATCGCCGTCTGCAACTCGCGGAACTCGGCGATCTCAGCGGTGATCGTGATCCCTGCGGTCGCCATCAGTCCGTATCCTCCACGCACAGAAGCTCGTGCTCGGTGCGGTTGTTGTGCTCGAGCAGGCTCGTGATCTCCAGAATCCGACCACGCCACGAGAGCCGCATCCGCTGCGTCAGCCCGGTCACGTATCGCATCCGCACGCGGTGCGTCACCTCGGTCTGCTGCTGACCGGACTGGAGCACCTCACGACCGGATAGTCCGTCCACGCTCGCCCAGACCTCGGCGAACGTGCCCCACGTTTGCACGACCTCGCCGATCGAGTTGCGAGCCTCAGTCGCACTCTGGATCGTGACTCGCTCGCGGAGCCGACCCGGATCAATCGCCATACATCACCAGTGTGTAGGACGACGTGCCAGCGGTTGCATCCACGCTCACCTGGAGCGAGGTCTCCGTCGCACCGACCTCCGAGACGGCACCCTGCTCGGCACGCGACAGCACGAGCGGCTTGCCCGTGGCACCGCCGACGCACTTCACGAGCGTCGCGCCGGTCGCCGAGAACACGATCCGAGAGACCGACGAGAACGATATGGCAGAGCCCGACGCCGCCGTGTACCCAGGCGAGGCGAGCGTGATCGTCACGGCTGACGTACCGCACGTGCCAGAGACGACGGCGACCTTGCCAGACGTGTACTCGTTCGAGGTCTGGAGCGAGACAACCTTCGTCGAGGCTACACCGGTAGCGAACGCCGTGTCGGTGAACTGCGAATCGACGATGATGCGTCCGTTCACGTGTAGCTCCCCCACTTCACGCTGTCGAGCAACGCCTTCACACCGAACGGCATCTCGGAGAGCGACACGGAGTCTGCCGCCATGCGACGCTCGTACCACTGCCCGACGAGCATGAGGATTGCCGCCTTGACGCGGGGCGAAACCTTGCTGCCGTCGTCGCCACGGCCGCCCCACCACGTGACCGTGACGCTGCCGTAGTCGAGCAGGTGGCTCGGCCACGATCCGGCGTAGAGCGTTCGCAGCGTGCCCGGCTTCGCGTCCCGATCGACGCGGTACTCAGTCGTCGAGAGCGTCGCCGTGTTGCCCGCCTCGCTCGCGGTGTAGACGATCGAGACCGCCGTGCGACCGGTGGTCTGCGACATTGGCGGGCGGGGCAACTCGATGACCGCCGGAAACGCATCGAGCCGCATTACGTACTGCGTGTCCACGAGCGTCTCGTCCATGTACGTCTCGCAATACTCGCGAGCCGCCGAGATGAGCGCAGCGATGTACGTGTCGTCGGTGTTGTGATCGACGCGGATGTGAGCCTTGGCGTCGG